GCCATGTCGAGCAGCAGCCGGAGCGCCGATCGCCCCGATTCGGAGAAGTCGAACAGGCGCCGTGTACATCGGAAGCGCCGAATGTCCGGCCCCGGGTACATGCGAAGCAGCACGAGGTCCCCTGTGTCCGGGACGAGAAGCCCCCGCGCTGGTTGCTCCGAGTCGTTCACTTCGAACTCGGGTGTCGGAAGCCCTTCGTACAGCGCTGCGAGCGGCGCGGCTCTTCCGATGAACTCGATGTCGATTCGCATGGGCGCCCTCCTCGGGGCTGGTGGTCGTGGGGATCACCAGCGTACTCCCGGGGCAGGGCGCCCACCCAGGCGGCAGCGCCTCACCGCGCCCATCTTCGCAGCGCCAGCGCGTGCCTGTCGCACTGCGCCGCCAACTGCAGGAAGCACGTCTTCAGCAGCCGCCGCACCGCGGCGCGCGCCCATTCGTCGTCACTTGACATCGGTTGACTCCAGACCGCACTGGCGCCGGCCTATCCGGCTTGCCGCAGTTTCCTCCTCCTCCCTCTTGCGGCGCGGTCCTTCGCCCCGGGCCTTCGGGCTCGGGGCTTCTTCTTCACTCCACCACGTTGGGGCGTCCATGCGGTCAGGGTCGGCGCTGCCGTGCGACTACGCCACGCGACCGCGTCGGGCGCTGTCGGAAAGGTTCGCACGATGACGAGCTACCTGGTGCATGAATGCCTGGCCGATGCGCTGCGCGAGTGCATCGCCTTCTGTGGCGGCCTCAAGGCCGTCGGCAGCACGCTCTGGCCCGAGAAGGACGCCGACACGGCCGGCCGGCTGCTCTCGGACTGCCTGAACGACGCCAAGCGCGAGAAGCTGTCGCCGGAGCAGGTGATGCTGATCCTGCGCATGTCGCGCGAGCGCGGCTGCCACGCCGGGATGCACTACATCTGCCGCGAACTGGGCTACGCCGAGCCGGCGGCGATCGAGCCCGAGGACGCGCGCGCCGAGTTGCAGCGCCAGTTCATCGAGAGCACGAAGCGACTGCAGCGGCTGGCCGAGCAGATCGAGCGCACGGGTGCGCCGGCGGCGCATGGGCCGGTGCGGGTGGTGGCGAAGGGGGCTGCGTGACAGAACCGCTCCGGGACCCGCTGGTTCCTGCCGAGGTCGACCTGCGGGACTTCCAGTACATGGAGCTCGACGTGCGCGTCCTGCGGGACTCGCGATTCGGCGCTGAGGTCAGCGGCGACGCGTTTCGCGCCGGCGTGATGCTGTGGTGCGCGAGCTGGCACCAGGTGCCTGCCGGCAGCGTTCCCGACGACGACATCGAGCTGGCGAACCTCGCCGGCTTCGGCCGCTTCTTCAAGGAGTGGCGCAAGGTCCGCGAGCAGGCGCTGCAGGGCTTTGTGAAGTGCAGCGACGGCCGCCTGTACCACCAGGTCGTCTGCGAGAAGGCGAACGCCGCGTGGACAAGCAAGCTGCGCCACCACTACGACCGGGCCTGCGATCGCCTGCGCAAGTCCAACAAGGCCCGGAAGGACAAGGGCGAGGAACTGATCCCGGAACTGACCTTCGAGACGTGGAACGAGCGACGGATATCCGCAGGAATTCCTATGGAAAAGGCTGAGGCTTCCGCCGGAATTCCGCAAAACTCTCCGGAGCCTGCCGCCGGAATTCCACCGGAAAACGCTCTTAGAGGGAGAGGGAACGGAGAGGGAGAGGGAGAAGGAGACTATCTTTCCGAAGCTAAAGCTTCGGGCGCCACGGCGCCGCCGCCGGCTCCCGCCCCTGCGCCGACCCCTCCGATTCCGCCAGCGCCACCACCTGCTGGGCCACCGACTACCGAATCCCCGCCGGACCCCGCAGAGGTCATCTTCGGCCTCGGCGTGCCCCTGCTGACGGCCGCCAGCGTGTCCGAGCGCAACGCCCGCTCGATGCTGGGGCTGATGCGGAAGACGAACGGCGACGCCGTCGTGATCGCCGCCCTGCAGCGAGCCGTCGAGGTCAAGCCGCTGGAGCCCGTCGCCTGGCTGCAGGCAGCCGTGAAGGCATCGCTGCAGCCCACCACCAAGCCCGACCGCATCGCGAAGGCGAACGCCGAAGTCGTGCGGAGGTTCGCCGAGAGGACCGGAACGTGACCGACCGAGAACGCCTGCTGCAGACGCTGGCCGCGACCTTCGCCTACTACGAGCGCGAGCTGACCGAGTTCATCTGCACCGTCTGGCTCGAAGACCTCGAAGGGCAGCCGATCGACGCCGTGTGCGAGGCGTTCGTCCGGCACCGCCGCGACCCGGAGCGCGGCCAGTGGATGCCGAAGACGGCCGACATCCTGCGGCAGCTACGCGGCGACGCGGACGAGGCGGCAGCCGTGGCCTGGCGGCGCGTTCTGGCCGCTGCCAAGCGCGGCGGCGGAGCGTTCGACGGGCCGGAGCAGCAGGCGCTGGAGGCCATCGGCGGCATGCGTCGGCTCAGGCTGGCGCAGGAGTCCGAGACCGGCCACCTTCGGCGCGAGTTCGCTTCTGCCTTCGCCGCCTTCCGGGCGCGCGAAGACCGCGGAACGTCTCCGCTGCTCTCCGGCGAGCAGGCGCTGAGGCTGCAGTGAGCACGTACCGCAAGGTCCGCGACGAGCTCGCCGAACAGCACGACGGCGGCGGAGACACCGTGCCATGCCGCTACTGCGGCATCCAGACCGACCGCGAGACGCTGACGAACCTCGGCGCCAGGTGCAGGACCTGCTACGAGCAGTTCCTGCGGCTGGGCTACTCCGGCGGCCAGCCGCCGCGGCAGCACAAGCAGGCGCCGTGGGTGAAGGCCGAGGGAGCCAAGGTCCGCGCCAAGGTCGGCAGCAACCCGATGCCGGGGCTCGAGGCGCTGTCGGCCGCGATCGCGAAGCGCCGCGCACAGCGCGAGGCGCTGGCCGGCATGAGCGACGAGGACGTGAACGCGATGCTCGCGTCCGAGCGGGGGCAGCGATGACCCCATGCGGCGCGGTACGGAACCGGGAAGGAAACGACACGATGACCGAAGGGCCAAGGCGCAGGTCGCCGAAGACTGACGCCGTCCGCACCTGGGCCGATTTCGAGGGCCGGTGCTACCGAGAGCCAGACACGGGTTGCCTGCTGTGGCGCATGGCGGTCGGCAAGAACGGCGTGCCTGTCTGCCACATGCCGCCGGGCACGTTGGGGCTTGCCAAGCGGCCGTCAATGGGCGCGCGCCGTGCAGGCTGGCTGCTCGCCGGCCTGCCGCTGAAGCCCGGCCAGGTGGTCTACCTGCACCGCTGCGACAACCCGATGTGCGTGGAGCCGAAACATTGCCGGGCCGGGTTCCCGGGCGACCCGCAGCGCGCTGCAGCGAAGCGCGGCTCTTTCGCGACGCCGACGCGGCGCGCCCAGGTCCGCGCGAACTCCGCGCGCCAGGCGCACCCGCCCGAGATCGTGCAGACCATCGCTGCGCTCATCGAAGAAGGCGTCCCGGCGAAGTACGCCGGCGCCATGTTCGGCGTGCACAAGGAGACGGCCGAGAAGATCGCCCGCGGCCAGCACTGGCACCAGCGGCCGAACCTCATCACCGGCGCGAGCGTGTTCACGCTCGCAGGAGCGGGCTCATGATCGTCATCGGGATCGACCTCGGCGTGACAGGCGCCGTCTCTGGCGTGTCGCCCAGCGGATCGGTTCAAGTCGAGGACCTACCGATCACCGTCAGCGACGCGGGAGAGAAGCGCCTGGACGCGCGCGGCCTGATGCAGCTGCTGCGCTCGATGGTGCCTGCCGGCGAGGCTGGGCTCATCGTGACCGAGGACGTGCGCGTGCGCCAGATCGCCGGGCGCGCGATGTCGCACAAGACCGAGACGGCGCTCGTGGGCCTGCGCTACGCGGTGCAGGCGGTGGCCGACGTGGCGCGCCTGCAGGTGCGCACGGTCCAGCCGCAGACCTGGAAGCGGTTCTACGACATCCGCGAGGACAAGAACGGCAGCGTCGCGCGCCAAAAGGCGATGCAGCTGTTCCCGATCGCCGCGTACAAGCTCGGCCGCGTGAAGGACCACAACCGGGCCGAGTCGCTGCTGATCGCCAACTACGGCGCGCGGGTGATGGCATGACGCGCTCGCTCAACGGTGCGCCGTCCGCGCGCGAGATGCAGGTGCTGGCACTCATGCCGACGGCGCTGACGTGGAACGAGATTTCCGAGCGGCTGGACATCAGCGTATGGACCGCCAACGAGTACGCGAAGCGGATCTACAAACGTCTGGGAGTGCATCGGCGTTCCGATGCGGTCGCTGTGGCTCTTGAGCGCGGCCTTGTGGTTGCTGGTCAGGTCGAAGCGCCTGCACCGTCTCCGATGCCGAAGACGCGCGACGACAGCCTGACCCGAAAGATCCGTGCATGGCTCCTTCGCAACCCGGGCGAGGTCCTGAGCTACGACGACGCGGCGCAGATGTTCGATGCCGACCGCAGGACGTGCGAGCGCATCGTGAACAAGCTGGTGCAGTCGGGTCTTGCGCGGCGCGGCGTCGTGTTCTACCTAAACGCCGACCGCAACAGGGGCGCCACGACGTGACGCTTGTCCTCCGCCGCCTGGGCCGTGGCCGCTGGTCGCCTGTGCGCATCAGCTACGACCCGGCGCGCCAAGCCGAGTGGCCGACGGCCATCGACGCCAGGATCGGCGCGCGGCTGCCGTTGTTCGGAGTGGTCTACCGCGTCTCGCGGATCGAGGCCTGACCATGCCCACCCTGCACGACGGCCGCGAAGTCGCCACCGATTCCGAGGAGTGGCGCCACGAGACGGAGGCGCGCGCCATCATGGCGCTGCCGACGACGCTGGACCGACGGATCTGGCTGGACGGCATCGAGGCCAAGCGCGGGCGCGCCGAGCGCGAGCGGCTGCAGGTGACCATCGCCGCGCTCTGGGAGAAGCGGCACCCGGCGCCGCCACGGTGATGGAGCACACGATCCTGACGCCGACCCGAACGCCACCTGCACCGGTCGCCCCGGAGGATGGCGACACCGACTTCGACTTCCCGGTGAAGGTGACGGTCGAGGCGGCCGGCCGGGCAGCGCCGGACACACGCGCTCCGCGCTCGATCTTCGACATGGCGGCCATCGTGGAGTCGGCCAAGGCGCTCAAGAAGCAGGGCCGCTTCGGCGCCGCGTCTGGATTCAAGGCCCAGCCGGCGCAGGCCTCTCCGTATCCTGGCGCTGTGGCGCCGGCCTGGGCCGCGGTTGAGCGCGTCTACGGCGACGGGGTGACGCGTTCCACCGGGTCGAAGTACCCGGCCGACCGCTGGACCGAGGAGAAGCAGGAACGCGAGCGCCAGCGCCGCGCCAGGCAGCGGCCTCCGAAGCCGAGCAAGAAGGCCAAGCGCCGGAGCAAAAAGCTGCTCGAGGCGATTGGCGACGACATCTGGGACGAGTGATGGCTACGCAACGGAAGAAGTCACCGTCGCAGGTGACGAAAGAGCAACTGAGCGAGCGGCACGAGCTGTTCGCGCAGGAAGTGGCGTCCGGCCGCTCGAAGGTCGACGTCTACGAGGAACTGTTCCCGGGCAATGGCACGCGCAAGCGGAGCACGGCTTGGGTCAAGGCTTCCGAACTTGCCGCGAAGCCTGCCATCAAGAAGCGCATCGCCGAACTCCAGGCGAAGGCAGCGGACGCGACGGTCTTCACGCTGGCCGCGCACCTGAACCGCCTGAACGCGCTGTCCATCGCGGCCGAGAAGGACAAGGACTTCGCCGCGGCCGTGCGCGCCGAGGAGAACCGCGGCAAGGCAGCCGGCTTCTACCCGACGAAGGTCGAGCTGACCGGCCGCAACGGCGGCCCCATCGAGAGCAAGCAACTGCGTGACCTGACCGACGCCGAGCTGGCCGAGGAACTACGCCGCAATGGCATCCAACCGTGAGCGGCTCGCGCTGCTCATCGAGCGCGAGCGCAGACGTGCCCGGGATGACCTGTACCGCTTCGCGCTGTGGATGTTCCGCAAGCGCAAGGGCTACGGCTGGCAGGAGGCCCGACACCACCGGCTGATCTGCGACGCGCTGATGCGCGTCTACCGCGGCGAGTGCCGACGCCTCGTGATCAACCTGCCGCCGCGCTACTCGAAGACCGAGCTTGCGGTGGTGGCGTTCATCGCCTGGTGCCTCGGCCACGTGCCGGACGCGGAGTTCATCCACGCCAGCTACTCGACGCCGCTGGCCGCGAACAACAGCGCCAACGTGCGCGAGCTGGTGCAGCACCCGGAGTTCGGCGCCATCTTCCCGCGCTGCTTGACCAGCAGCCAGGCGCGCGCGCACTGGACGACCACGGCCGGCGGCGTGATGTACGCGACCGGCGCTCAGGGCACCATCACCGGCTTCGGCGCCGGCAAGCACCGCGAAGGCTTCGGCGGAGCGATCATCATCGACGACCCGCACAAGGCCGACGAGGCGGCCTCGGACGTGATCCGCCAGGGCGTGATCGACTGGTTCCAGAACACGGTGGAGAGCCGGAAAAACAGCCCGGACACACCGATCATCGTGATCATGCAGCGCCTGCACCAGAAGGACCTGGCGGGCTGGCTGCTGGGCGAGAAGCCGGGCGTCGAGCCGGGCGGCAACGGCGAGGTCTGGGAGCACCTGTGCCTATCGGCATGGAACGACGACGGCACGCCGCTCTGGCCGGAGAAGCACAGCGCCGACGAATTGCTGCGGATGGAGAAGGCCGCGCCCTACGTGTTCGCGGGCCAGTACCGGCAGCGGCCGGCTCCGCCGAGCGGCGGCCTGATCAAGCCGGACCTGATGCCCATCGTCGACGCGATCCCGGCCGGCGTGCTGGAGTGGTGCCGCGGCTGGGACCTCGGCGCCACGGTGACCGGCGACTTCACTGCCGGCGCGCGGATCGGCCGCATGGCCGACGGCCGCTACATCATCACCGACGTCCGCCGGGAGCGGTTCGAGACCGCCGAGCGCGACGCGCTGATCCGCAACACCGCCGAGCGCGACGGCCGCGGCACGGTGAAGCAGAGCCTGCCGCAGGACCCCGGACAGGCCGGCAAGTCGCAAGTGCTGTCGATGGCGCGCATGCTGGCCGGGCACACGCTGCACTTCAGCCCGGAGACCGGCGACAAGGTGACGCGCGCCGACCCGATGGCCAGCCAGATCAACGTCGGCAACGTGCTGATGCTGCGCGGCCCGTGGAACGACGCCTTCGTGGAGGAATGCCGGCTATTCCCGAACGGAGCGTTCGACGACCAGGTCGACGCGGCGTCGCGGGCGTTCGCCGGGCTCCTCGGTCCGGTGGCGGGCATCTTCTAGCCCGCGCCCGCGTCCCTAGCATCCGCCGGCATGGCTGAACCCATCACCGTCAACGAATACGACCTCGCGCTGGCGCGGTCGCAGTGGGCCGAGCAGATGCTGGGCGTACTCGACGCCAAGCGCCCGACGGCGTGGAGCCAGTATGGCTATCGCGAGGTCCTGTACTTTCAGGACTATCTGAACGCCTACGAGCGCGGCGGCGTCGGCAACGGCGCCGTGCACCGCATCCTGGACCGCTGCTGGCAGGACTGGCCGCGCATCAAGGACCCGACGAAGGACGCCGAGACGCCGTTCGAGACGGCCATCAAGGACGCCCTAGAAGCCATCGGCGGCTGGCCGAAGCTAGCCGACTTCGACCGCCGGAACATGGTCGGCCGCTTCGCCGGGCTGATCTACCGCGTAGCCGACAACCAGCCGCTGAGCCAGCCGCTGAAGTTCGGCAAGCTGGTCGACTTGGTGCCGGTCTACGAGAACCAGATCCGCGTGACGCTGTGGGAGACCGACCCGGAGTCGCCCGACTACGGCAAGCCTCTGATGTGGCAGTACCGCATGCGCCTGGCGCAGCACGGCGACACGATGGGCGCGCCAGATCAGTGGATGGAGGTCCACCCGAGCCGCATCCAGATCCTGGCCGAGGGCGCCGTCGGCGACTTCCTCGACGGCGTTCCGCTGCTGAAGGCCGGCTTCAACTCGCTGGTCGACCTGGAGAAGATCAGCGGCGGCAGCGGCGAGTCGTTCCTGAAGAACAGCGCGCGCCAGCTGCAGGTGAAGTTCGACAAGGACGCCAGCCTGCAGGCGCTGAAGACGAACCCGGACGGCACGCAGTCGACAGACGACGTGCGCACGATCGTGCAGGACCGCGTCCGGGCGCTGAACCGGAACATCGACAGCGCCATCGTGCTGCAGGGCGGCGAGGCCTCGACGTTGCAGACGCAGCAGATCGACCCAGAGCCGCCGTTCCACGTGGCCGCGAACATCTTCGCGGCATCGGTGCGCATTCCGTTCACGATCCTGTTCGGCCAGCAGACCGGGCGCCTGGCCAGCGACCAGGACCAGAAGGACTTCAACGCGCGCTGCGAGTCTCGGCGCCGAAACCTGCTGACGCCGATGCTTCGGGAGTTCGTGACGCGCATGCAGGCGATCGGCGCTTTCCCCGCCGGGAAGTTCGAGATCGAGTGGTCTGCGCTCGACTCTCCGGGCGATGCGGAGAAGGTCGACCAGCTGGGCAAGATGACGGCGGCGATGCAGCAGGCATTCCAGGCGGGCCTGGCGCGGCCGCTGTTCGACGAGAACGAGCTCCGGGCGGTGGTCGACTACGAGGAACGGCCTGACGCGCCGATGCTGGATGACACGGCGGCATATCCTGCTGCCGCGCCTGCGCCGGCTACGAAGCCGATCCCGATCGGCATGCGCGCGCCGCGCGCCGCCCCGTGACGCAACGCCGGCCGCGCTCGCCGGCCATCCCTGGCACGCCACGCGACCGCACCGGCGCCGCCGGCATCGAGCGCCGGGCCATCGGCGAGATCAGCCGCCGCTTCGACGGACTGCGCGAGGAAGTGCTGGCCATCTTCGACGGCATCCGCACGATCAGCGTGAACGACGACGCGCAGATCATCCGCACGATCTATGCGCTGACGCCGGAGGAGATGGCCTCGGTCTCCTACGCGCTCCAGGCCGCCCTTGACCGCTGGATCGCCAGCGGCAAGGAGGCGGCAAGCGTCTTCTGGTGGTCGGCGTTTGACGAAGAAGCCGCGCACCTGGGGACGGCGCAGTCGGTGGCGAACCTGACGGCGCTGTCGAGCGCCTACGCTTCCGCGCGCGACCTGCAGCAGATCGTGTTCTCGCTGCCATATCGCAACCGCGTCGCGGTGGCCCAGATCAAGTCCTACGACCACTGGACCGGGCTGGCCGCCGGCATGCGCGCGACGCTCTCGCAGATCATCGGCCAGGCTATGGTCGACGGGAAGAACCCGCGTGCCGTGCGCGACGACATCGCTGCGGCGCTGGACGTGAGCAAGGCGAAGGCCGCGCAGTACGCCCAGACCGACATCACCGACACGCTCAGGCAGGCGCGGTGGGCAGAGTCGGAGCACGCGGCCGAGACGCTGGGCATCCGAACCGGCCTGCTGTGGACCTCGGCCCTGCTGCCGACCACGCGGCCGACGCACGCCGCGCGCAACGGCAAGGTCTACACGCCGCAGCAGTGCCGCGACTTCTACGAGGTCGACGGCAACCGTTACAACTGCTTCTTACCCGGCACGCCGGTGCGCGGACGCTTCAGCGCCGGCATCAAGTCGCATTACCAGGGGCCTGCCTTGCGTCTCGTGACTGCTGGAGGTCGCCAGCTCGCCGTGACCCCGAATCACCCCGTGCTGACCGCCCGAGGGATGATTGCGGCGGCAGAAATCAGCGAAGGCGACCAGCTGGTCGCATACAGGGGCCAGTTCGAAGCGCCCCTTGGGGTAGGTGCACTGAACGGTGGCCTGATTGGCACCGCCATCGAGCAGGTATTCGGTGCGCTTGTGCAGTCGGGCCATCAGAGCACGGCCAGGGTGCGTCCGGTAGATCTCCACGGCGACGCTTCCCGCGTGGACCCAGATGTCGACGTTGTAAGGTCCGATAGGGAACTGGTGTTCGCATTCGATACCTCGGCGTCGAAGTTCCTCGACAACCTCGCGCTCGTACTTGCCGACTCTTCGGCTTCGAGAGGCCGCCCGCCTGAGCTTCTCGTTCAGGCTCATCTCGCTGATGCGCCTGACGAAGTTCGCAGGAGCGGCATTGGCCTTGCGCTCGTCGACGGTGAGCTTGCTCATGCGAAGCTGCTGGGCAGCGGATCGGTCGCGGAGCTTGACGCCGCGCGCGACGAAGAGGCCCGTCAGGCGGGTGCGTTCGATTCCGCTGTCGCGCGCGAGAGCGAGCATCGACTCGCCGGAGTGGTAGCGTTCGATGAGGTTCGAGATATCAGGCGGTTTCACTACGATGGTCCGGTGTTCGATCTGCAGGAGCGCAGTGGGCTGATGCTAGCTCGAAACATCGTAGTTTCAAACTGCCACTGCGGACAGACCGAGGCGCTCCTCGACGACGAAGGAAAGCCGATCCTCTCGCAGGCCCTGCGCGACACGATGGCGGCCGAGCTCGCCCGCTGGAAGAAGCATCAGGAAGAGCAGTCTCCCTAGCATCCGCCGGCAACTCTCAGAGGGGTGCCAATGGGTCAACGCCAGCGCGTCCACATCGTCAGCGCGGTCAACGCCGCCAACGTCAGCAAGGAAGGCGCCACCTACACCATCCGCGGCGTGTGCGGTGCCGTCGACGACATCGTCATGAACGGCATGCTCTACCCGGGCGCCGAGCTCGCCGCGGGCGCGCCGACGCTGGAGGGCAAGCCGGCGCCTGCCGGCCACCCGAAGAACTCCGCCGGCCAGTACATCAGCGCCCTGAACGGCGAGGCACTGGCCAGCGCCTGGGCCGGCGCCTATTGCCGCAACGCGCGGCACGAGGGCGGTCGCACCCTGTGCGACGTGGTGGTAAACGAAGCCCAGGCGAAGGCGCACCCGGACGGCCAGCTGCTGCTGCAGCGCCTGGACGCGGCCATCAGCGGCGAGAACGTCGACCCGATCCACGTCAGCACCGGCGTGTTCGTGGAGGCCATCGAGGCGAACGGCGAGAGCCGCGGCAAGAAGTACACCCGCATCGCCACGAATCCGAGCTACGACCATCTGGCGATCCTGCTGCACCAGAACGGCGCCGGCACGCCGGCAGACGGCGTCGGCATGTGGCTGAACGCCGAAGGCGCCGAGAGCGAGGTCGAGCGCGTCGAGGTCTCCACCGCGCCGGAGGACAAGCGCGCCGCCGGCCTGATGCGCTGGGTGCGCAAGCTACTCGGCAACGCGACCGACCTGTCCTTCGAACAGATCAGCTCCGGCCTCTACAAGACGCTGCAGGACGGCCAATGGCTGGTCGAGGTCTACGACCGGTTCGCGATCTACAGCGACCGCGACGGCGCGCTGTGGAGGCAGGACTACTCGGTCTCCTCGGACGGCTCCGTAGCATGGACCGGGTCTGCAGTTCAGGTGCGCCGAGAGGTCACCTATACGACCGTCACCAACCAGGAGCGTGACCCAATGAAGGACCTGATCGTCGCCGCGCTGAACTCGGCCGGCATCACCACCGCCGGGAAGACCGACCAGCAGCTGCTGCAGGACTTCGAGGCCCTGAAGACCAATCCGGTGCAGCAGGCGCTGAACACCGCGAACGGGAAGATCGCCGAGTTCGAGGCGAACGCCCGCGCCGCGGCGGATGCCGAAGTCACCGCCCTGGCGACCGAGCTGGCCGTGAACAGCACCCTGACGGTCGACGACCTGAAGAAGCTGGGCGCCGAGCGCCTGAAGGCGCTGAAGGCGACCGGCAAGGCCGCCGCGGTGGTGCCCGGTGGCGCCGGCGGCAAGAAGCAGGAGGCCGACGAGTTCGCCGGCTACGACCTGAACGCGGCTTTCGAAGCCGAGCAGAAGTAAGGAGCCACCGAACATGGCCGCGAACCGAATCATCCGCAGCGCCGACGACTCAGATGCTCGCATCATCTCCGACCGCACCGTCTCCGGCGCGCTGCTTCCCGCCACCGGCGTGGTGGTCGGCGCCACGACGCTGACGCAGGCGACCGCCGTCACCGGCGGCCTGCTGGCGCTGCTGGCGAACCGCGACTTCTACGCGTTGCTGGCCTCGACGACCGAGCCGCTGCTGACGCCCTACGTCTCCGGCGAGACGGGCCTGGCCGTGATGCTGAAGCCCGACCTGCAGGTGGTCTGGGCGATGGCCGCCGGCACCTACACGAAGGGCCAGGAGCTGACCATCGGCGCCGGCGGCCGGCTCACCGCCGCCGCGGCCACGAACGTCGTCGTCGCCTTCTTCGACCAGGCCGGCGCGACGCTCAACGCGGGCGATCTGGCCGACGTGCTGATCGCG